CCGTTGCCAGATGATGCTACGCGTAAGCCGCGCGACCCGGTAAGCGAGAATATGGACATCATCAACGGCAAACCGGTCAAGGCGTTCATATATCAGGACCACGAGGCCCATATCACTGTGCATATGGCAGCAATGGAGGACCCCAAACTCGCACAGATGGTTGGGCAGAGCCCCAATGCTTCTGCCATTATTGCTGCCGCCGCTGCGCATATACAGGAGCATCTGGCTTTTGCCTATCGCAAGCAGATCGAAGACGTGGCCGGTGTGCCGCTGCCGCCCCCCGGTGCCGAGATGGACGAGGACACCGAGATTGCTGTCTCCCGCCTTGCCGCCGCCGCTGCAGTACAGCTTCTCCAGAAAAACAATGCAGAGGTGCTGCAACAGCAGGCACAGCAAGCCGCCCAGGACCCGTTGGTACAGATGCAGCAGAAGGAGCTGGAGCTCAAGGAGCGCGAAGTCGCCCTAAAGGAGAAGCAGCTTGCGATGACCGCTGCGGAAAAGGCCGACAAGCTGGACATAGAGCGCGAGCGCATCGCTTCCCAGAAGGAGATTGCCGGACTGCAGGTTGGAGCAAAACTCGCTACTGACAAGGCAAATCTGTCGTCCAGAGAGCAGATCGAGGGGCTGCGCATCGGTGTGCAGGTGGCCAAGGAGGCTAGCGCTCCCCAAAAACCCAATCAGCTACCTGAGGAGGGCAAATGAGCAGCGAGTTGCTGAAATATCTGTCTGACAAGATCAACGAGGAGATTTCCCGCATGGGCAATGACCTCATGCTGGGGGGTGCCAAGGACCATGGAGATTACAAGTGGGCCTGTGGCATTATTCGCGGCCTTACTATGGCCAACACTATTATCGTCGAAACCGCACAACGTATGAAGGAGGAAGAAAATGCTGACTGAAGCAGAGGACAAGACTCTGCCCGATACCGAAGCACGGAAAGCGAAACAGCTCCCTGATCCGAGTGGGTACCGCATCTTGTGTGCGGTCCCTGAAATCGAGGAGAAAACCGCAGGTGGTATCTACAAGGCTGATATCACTATGCACCACGAGGAGCTGACTACTCCTGTCCTGTTCGTACTCAAGCTTGGCCCTGATGCTTACAAGGACCCGAAGCGGTTCCCCAGTGGCCCTTGGTGCAAGGAGGGAGACTTCATCCTTACACGCCCTATGGCTGGGAGCCGTGTCAGGATTCACGGCAAGGAATTTCGCATCATAAACGATGACGCAGTGGAAGCTGTTATCGAGGACCCGCGTGGAGTGAGTAGAGCGTAACGGGCGCTAACCCGTACAAAGGAGAAGAGTGATGGCTACGAAACCGGAAAATGATCTCGAATATGAAGTCGAGAACGAAGAAGCAGAAGATAAGCCTGAGATTGAGATCATTGACGACACACCCGAAGAGGACCGTGGGCGCGAGCCCATGCCCAAGGAGATTGTCGAAGAGTTCGAGAAGGACGAGCTTGAAGACTATTCTGAGAAGGTCAAGATTCGCCTCAAGCAGGCCAAGAAGCTATGGCATGACGAGCGCCGCGAGAAGGAACGTGAAGCTCGTGAGAAAGCTGAAGCTCTGGCTACCGCCCAACGACTTCTGGAGGAAAACCGGAAGCTCAAGGCCATGCTCAGTTCGGGCGAAGTGAGTCTGCTTGACAGCTACAAGCAGTCGGCTAATTATGAAGTTGAAGCTGCCAAACGGGCCTATCGTGAAGCATACGAACTGGGCGATCCGGATAAAATTGTGGAAGCTCAGGAAAAGCTGGTACAAGCAACTTACAAGCTTAATCAGCTTAACTCTTACAAGCCTACTTTACAGGCTGAAGAGCGTGTGGTAGATAACTACCAGGAGCTGGCTAAGGTTCCGCAAATCGACCCTAAAACCCTTGCGTGGCAAGAGCGCAATACGTGGTACGGGACAGATGCGGAAATGACGGCCTCTGCACTTGGGCTTCACCAGAAGCTCGTTCAGGAACGTGGCCCGCAGTTTGCGGGTACCGACGAATATTGGGCGATCATCGACAAGACGATGCGCCGCCGTTTCCCCGAATATTTTGGGGAAGAAGAAGCGGTAGGAACCAATCCCGCTTCCCGTGAGTCCAAAGCCCCCACGGTTGTAGCCCCCGCTTCTCGCAGTCGGTCCTCCAAAAAGATCGTGCTCAAGCAGTCGCAGCTGGCAATTGCTAAGAAGCTGGGTTTGACACCTGAGCAATATGCTCGTGAGCTAATGAAGATCGAGAACTGATATGGCACAGAACAGCATTTTGGACGATATCGAAGAGGAATTGGGTAGCATTCGTGCTCCGCGTAAAACCCGCGAACAGTCGGAGCGTGTGAAGTCGTGGCAGCCTGCCTCGCTTCTCCCGGAACCCGACAAGCAGCGCGGATACGTCTATCGTTGGGTGCGTGTTTCCGCTCGCGGTCAGAACGATCCCAGTAACATTTCGGCTAAATTGAGAGAAGGTTGGGAACCGGTTCGGATTGAGGAACAGCCCCAGTTCCAGATGGTGGTCGATCCTGACAGCCGCTTCAAGGACAATATCGAAGTTGGAGGCTTGTTGCTTTGCAAGGCTCCGAAGGAGCTGATCGACCAGCGCAACGAATACTTTATGCGGAAAAATCAGGACCAGATTATGTCCGTAGACCAAAATTTCATGCGCGAAAGCCATCCGAAGATGCCGCTTTTCAGAGAGCGGGGTTCGAGGGTGACGTTCGGTTCAGGCAGATAAGCTAGGAGCTTTATCATGGCATACCCCACAGTTGAGGCCCCGTATGGGCTTCTTCCGGTTAACCTGATCGGTGGTCAGGTTTTTGCCGGTTCTACTCGCCAAATTCCGATTGCCTCGGGATATAACACGTCGATCTTTTTCGGCGACGTGGTTACTCTCACCACTACTGGCACTCTCGTCAAGGAGACTGGTACTAACTCGGCTACGCCGATTGGTGTGTTCCTTGGGTGCTCTTACACTGACTCGGTGTACGGCAAGACCTTCCGCCAGTACTACCCGGCCAACACGGTTGCTTCCGACATCGTTGCCTATGTGGTTGATGATCCGGATACGCTGTTCAAGGTAGCGGTTGTTTCGAGTGGTACGACCATTGGTTCGGTCACTCGTGCCGTTGTTGGCGAAAATACCTCGCTGGTTCAGAATGCAGGTAACACTGCTACCGGCAATTCGCGCGTCGCTGCCAGTCAGACTACGGCGACCACCAACACCCTTCCGCTCCGCATTATCGACGTGGTGCCGGAAACCGTCAATTCTTCCGGTAACTACACCGAGATTATCGTCAAGTGGAACTTCGGGATGCACCTCTACGAGCGTGCTACCGGTGTCTAAGGAGACTGAACAATGGCAATTTCACGCGCACAACTCCTCAAGGAGCTCCTGCCGGGACTGAACGCTCTGTTCGGTCTGGAATACAAGCGATATGGTGAGGAGCATAAGGAGATTTTCGAAATCGAAACCTCCGAACGTTCCTTCGAAGAAGAAACCAAGCTGTCCGGCTTCGGTGCAGCCCCGGTCAAGAATGAAGGGTCGGCCATCACTTATGACAATGCGCAAGAAGTCTACACTTCGCGCTACGTCCATGAGACGATTGCCCTTGGTTTCTCTATTACGGAAGAAGCCATTGAGGATAATCTGTACGATTCGCTGTCTTCTCGGTATACCAAGGCTCTGGCTCGTGCCATGGCCTATACCAAGCAGACCAAGGCTGCTGCGATTCTGAACAACGGATTCAATTCGGCCTATACCGGCGGTGATGGCGTTTCGCTGTTTTCGACTGCACACCCTCTGGTTAGTGGCGGTACCAATTCCAACAGGCCAGCTGTTGCGGCTGACCTCAATGAAACTTCGCTTGAGGCGGCAATCATCCAGATTGCTGGTTGGACTGACGAACGTGGTCTGCTTATTGCGGCAAAGCCGCGCAAGCTTATCGTGCCGCCTAGCCTGATGTTCACGGCTACCCGCCTGCTCGAAACCGAGCTGCGTGTCGGCACTGCCGATAACGACGTCAACGCCATCAAGACCAATGGCTCAATTCCGGAAGGCTACGCGGTTAACCACTTCCTTACCGACACCGATGCGTGGTTCTTGATTACAGACGTACCGAATGGCCTGAAGCACTTTGTCCGCACTCCGATGACTACCTCTATGGATGGTGACTTCGAGACGGGCAATGTTCGCTACAAGGCTCGGGAACGCTACAGCTTCTGGTGGAGCGATCCTCTCGGGGTTTACGGTTCGCCCGGCGGGACCTAAGACAAATCGTATGAAAGGGGGCTTCTGCCCCCTTTCTTTTTGCCTGCTACAATGGTATATGTAAGCAACCGGAATATTTTAGCTGCGCAGACTGGTCCGGCAGACATAGTAGGGATTGTGCAGCGAGTGCTACTACACGGAGAAAGCTATGGCTAATTCCACATTTTCTGGTCCGGTAAGGACGAAGAATGGTTTCATCGTTGGCTCTAACAACGATGTGACTGAAACCTCCCCTGGTATCTATTCTGGTTCTGGCGCTCCCACTTTCACTGCGGCCAAGGGTTCGCTCTATCTTCGTACTGACGGTAGCTCGACTTCGACCCGTGCATACATCAACACGGATGGCGCTGGTACGTGGACGTCAGTGACCACCGCTGCGTAAGGGGGTTGGCTATGCCCAAGACGGCAGATAAGGTTCTTGGTTCTATATCGCCGCTTTATGGCGCAGTTAGTGGTCGCGGGCTTTTTGGCACGGGGCTTGCAGCTCTTGGCGATGCTATTGGTCCGGCAGCGGGTGTTCTACCTGTTGTAGCTTCTGAACAGCGGCGCAAGCGCAAGGCTGGGGATGTCTCGACCCAGAACGAAAACGCTCCTGCAATGCGTAAAGGTGGTAAAGTGAGTTCTATCAAAGCCGCGATCCACAAGCACGAGCGCAACATGCACAAAGGCAAGCCTCTTACCAAGCTTTCCAAAGGTGGGCCTGCTCGACGTGTTGATGGTATCGCTAGGAAGGGCCACACCAAAGGAAAGATGTGCTGATGTACAAGACTCCCGCATGGCAGAGAAAGGAAGGCAAATCCGAAAGCGGTGGTTTGAACGCCAAAGGCCGTGCCTCTGCCAAGGCTCAGGGTATGAACCTGAAACCTCCGGTCAGCGCTAAACAGGCCAAGAAGTCTCCTAAAGCTGCTGCACGCCGCAAGAGTTTCTGCGCCAGAATGAGCGGCATGCCCGGTCCGATGAAAGACGAGAAGGGTCGCCCCACTCGTAAGGCTTTGTCACTCAGAAAGTGGGATTGCTGATATGCAGGACATGCTGCTTTGGAATATTGTTCTGACAGGGATTGTAGGGGTTATCGGCTTCTTTGCCAAGGCCAAGTTCGACGAACTGGATAGGCTTGCCATCTTGCTGAACAAAACCCGTGAGGAAGTCGCTCGGGACAGCATAACTCGTAAGGAAGTCAACGATATGTTGGATAAGTTTTGTTCGCGCATAGAAAAGGCTATTACACACCTTGAGGGCGAAATAGATAAACTGCGTAAGGATTCGTGATATGCGTAAGCGCCTGAAGTTTTCGGAAGGTGGTCGTGCGGAGCGCATGCGTGATCGGCGTATTGCCGACATTGAGAAGGATTATCAGCGCGCCCTTGCCAAGGGTAAGCCAGACAAGGTGGCCCGTGCCAAACGGGAGCAGCGCCTTGCGGATGCCTATGATGATTATGCCAAGCGCACAGGTGCGGACCGCACCCAAACTCGTGCCGCTGAGAAAGCCGCTGAAGCGCGCCTTAAAGCTGCGCGTCGTTCGCTTGACAAGTACTCAAGGCCGGTAAGCATCCTTCAAGATGGCGACAAGCCGATTGAGACTCCTAGGATTGACCTTCCCAAGGTAGAAATCCCCAAGGTCGGTGAAGACAAGCCTGCCAGGCAGTCGTTTTCTCAGGCTTTTGCTGCGGCGCGCAAGAGCGACGCCAAGACATTCATGTGGAATGGCGGGCGCTATACTACTGAGTTGGAGGGGGAGAAAAAATCTGTAGCCCCTTCTACTGCCAAGAAGCCTGCTGCGACCCCGACCAAGACAAGTGGTGGGCGTGGACCGATTGGGGTCATGGTTGATGACATGCTGCTCATGGGTCGGCAGGTAGGTGTTACCCCCAAGAGTTCGAGCGCTACAAATCGAGAACTTCCTCCGTGGGTAAATCGAGAACCTCCAATTGTTAAGTTTGTTCGTAATATCCGAGAACGAGGCCGAGCTGCAGACCCCGCTATAAATAAAGCTAAAGGCGGCAAGATCGACGGCATTGCTGTTCGCGGCAAAACCAGAGCAAAAAGGAAAAAGTGATATGGCTAAGCCTTCTGCACCTAAGCCTACTCTGACGCCGAAGAAGCCAACGAGTAACTATCCCAAGGGCGGCAAAATTGATGGTGTCGCCAAGAAGGGCAAGACCAAGGGTAAGATGGTCAAGATGGCTATGGGCGGGCTCGCAGGGCGTAACGCTATGGGTGCCATGGCGCGCCCGCAGAACTATGGCGGTCCCGCTCGTGTAACGTTCAAGCGTGGCGGTAGCTGTGGGATGAAGAAGGGTAAGTAATATGCGTCCGCTTAAGGCATCTGTGTCCGATGCGAGTGGCGGGACCAAGAACTCTCGCCCTATTGTGCTGGACTATTATGGTCGTCCGGAGGTGTCTCTGCAGGTGGTAGTTACCGGTTCTGCTACTTATACGGTGCAGCAGACTCTGGATAATCCTCTTGAAGAAGGTGTGACTCCTACGTGGTTCAACCACCCGGATGGCGATCTTGTTGCACAGACTGTAAACCGCCAAGGCAATTATGCGTTTGTTCCAGTTGCTGTTCGTGTCCAGCAAACTGCTGGCACTGGTAGTGTCACTTTGACGGTGCTTCAAGCTGGGCTACACCCGTAATGCCTTCTGGACTCTACAGCGGTGCCTCTGGATTATGGGGGGCACTTCTGGTCTTTGGAGCGGCGCGAGCGGGCTTCAGAGCGGCGCGTCTCTTGATGCGCAGGTCGCGGCCATTCTCTCTGGCCATCCATCGGCGTGGTATGATCCGAGCGATCCGAACACGCTGTGGCAGGATATGGCGCGGACAATACCGGTTACGGGTTACGGGCAAGCTGTCGCCTGCATTGATGACAAGAGCGGCAACGGCAATCACCTGTTTCAGGGCACTGTGGCGCGACGCCCGGTCTGGGGCCGTCACCCTGTTGTCGGGCGGCGGAACCTGTTCACCTATACCGAGCAGTTTGACGATTCGGCGTGGGCCCAGACAAACGTCACAGTCACGCCCAACGCGGCCATCGCACCCGACGGCACGATGAGTGCTGATCGTGTTGTCCCTAGTGCTGGCACACGCCCTCTAAATGTAGACGGCCCTAGGTTCAACACACCGGTTGGACTTGTCAAAACACTATCTGTCCATGCCAAGATGGATACAGCGCGTTATCTGGCCTTGGGTTTTTCTAACGGGGCGGGTTTTACTGCTACAGCCAACTTTGACCTGCAAACAGGTGTCGTAACTGGGACTGGGTTTCATCCTGATGCTGCAACGTCAGTGCAGGCAGGTATGACGTCGTTGGCAAATGGTTGGTATCGCTGCTTTTTCAGCATTTTTGCTGATATTGAATATATGCCGTTTTGTCATATTACAGCATCAACGCAACCAGCAGGTGGCATATATAACAGAAACATTACTGGTGACGGTGTTTCCGGCATTTTTATCTGGGGCGCGCAGGTAGAAACAGGCGCGACCGCAACACCTTACCAGAAAGTCGTTTCAAGTTTCGATGTAACGGAGCACGGCGTCGATAGCGTTTACTATCTGGCCTTCGATGGTGTCGATGACAGCATGGCAACATCAGGCAATATCACGCCGGGAACCGACAAGGCGCAAGTGGTTGGCGGGTTCAGGAAGAATAATGGTACGGCTGGTATTGTGCTGGAAACAAGTACCAATGCGAACACCAATGCTGGTTCCCTTTATTTATATGCCAATGACGGAAGTGCTAATTGGGCTTCTCTTAGCAGAGGGACGGCGACGGCGGACGCAAGTCAAATAGCCTCTGTTTCAGTTTCGGGGGCAGATACAGCGGTTATTGCAACAACTCACGACATTGGTGCCAGCATCACTACCTTGCGCCGCAACGGAGTTGCTACTGCTAACGGCACAGGCGACAAGGGCATAGGCAGCTTCAACGCCTATCCGCTGTATGTCGGCAGGCGTGCCAACGCGACGTTTCCGTTTAATGGTCGCATCTATTGCTTTGTTCTGCGCTTCGGGCTAAACCTGTCTGCGGCAGACAGGGCAACGCTTGAGCAATGGGCGGCAGTCAGGACCGGGGTGGCACTGCCATGAGCAACTTTACTGCGATCATTCCTGTTGACATGATGGACGCAGCTAACGCGAAGCTTGAGAAAGCGGGCTTTGGGCCCAAGAACTTTTCGTGTCCGGTTGCCACCGAGGCGAGCGGCTCTGCAACCCATGCGCTTTTGCATTGCTGGCATAACCCAACTTTTCGGCAAGCGCTCATTGATTTGGCAATTCCTGAGCTCAAGATAGTGGACGGGACGGGTGAACCGAACGCCGATGCTGTGTTAAACGATGAGGGGCTTGAGTGGATACGGCCAGAAGGTTCGCACGATACGTATGCAAAAGGCCAGCGTGTCAGCGTTAACGGCAAGACATGGGAAAGCCTGATTGACTTCAACGCCTGGCCTCCGGGCATTTCGGGCTGGCGTGAGATTGTGGCCAAAGGCAATTCCATGAGTGATAACAATTAGTAACGGATATTGTGAGCTAAGAGGCTGCGATGAAATTTCCTAGCATAAGCACACATGATGGGAGGCGCGCCTTGAGTTTTCTCGCCATCATTGGCGGGTGCATGGTTTTCACGCTTATAATTATCTGGTGTCTGTGGATGTTGCGTCACCAGACTGGGTTCGTTTTCTGGCTGGCACTCGCTGCACACGTGCAGGTGCTTATTGGTATGACTGCCCTTGGTTGGGCAATGGGTAGGCGAATGGTTTTCAGTGGCTCCAAGCACGGTGTGACGTTGAGTGACAATGCGCCGCATGAGGAGGGGAAGTAGCATGGGTTTTATTCTGGGGGCGCGATCACGCCAGCGCCTTCAAGGTGTCCATCCTGATCTAGTCAAGGTGGTCCAACGAGCTATCAGCATTAGTGAAGTGGATTTTACCGTTCTAGAAGGGTTGCGTACTGAGGAACGGCAACGGCAACTTGTGGCGCAGGGAGCTAGTAAGACGATGCGCTCTCGCCACCTTACCGGGCATGCGGTTGACTTGGGTGCGCTTATTGGCGGTCAAGTTCGCTGGGATTGGCCCCTCTACTACAAGATTGCCGACGCTATGAAGCGGGCGGCGAAGGAGTTGGGTATCCCGATTGAATGGGGCGGAGATTGGCAAAAACTTAAGGATGGACCTCATTTTCAGTTGCCTTGGAAGGAATATCCGGCATGAGCATTTTGCAGTTCTTCCGATCTCTTACCCCGCTAGGTAAGATTATCGTTGCGTTGGGGCTTGTGCTGCTGCTTGTTTTGGCGTTCTTCACTATTCGTGGTATATTCGTAGGTAGTGCGAAGGATGAGGCTCGACTTTCGCGCAATCAGGCTGAAGCAGCAGTCGCAAGTGGTACAGACGCAGTAGCTACGGTAGGCAAGCAGATGAGGCGTGAAGACACCATCGACGCCACTACAAGGGACAATACCAATGCAATACGTTCAGCCCCCGGTGCGGATACGCCAATTTCTCCTGAGCTTGACGCTATTGCTCGCGAGCGGTTGTGTAGGCGCGCCGCCTATAGTAAGCACCCCGACTGCTTGCAGTACGCTTCTGCCCCCTGAATGGCGCGAGGGGGTCCCAGGCGCGCCCTTGCCGCAAGGTTCCACCGTTGGAGAGTGGATCGCAT